ATATACAAACTGGGCGCCCCCCGCGACTGCAGCTGTAGTTATTGAAGTAGATGTCACCGGACGGAGAAACAACCGCTACTGAACACTTCCATCCTCTTTCTTTCGTACTCCAAGATGTGCAAGTCCAGTACCAATCCGGGAGGTCTTTGTTTACAAGCAGATCATTGTATTCACGTGCTTCGTCAAATGTCAGAGGTCTTACTTTTGTCAAGAGTTTTCCAAATACTTCCTGTCCATCAACTGTTACTAATCCGGCTTCATTTGTACAAATATTTTCTTCTCCGAATTCATCAGAAAACTCATTGAGAATTTCGCCTTCGCACAGTTCTCTTAATAATGATTTCCTGTATTCCGTACAATCATCATCAAATTTCACATTTTCGCGATATAAGCCTTCTGTAATAACTACAGTGGAATCTTCTTTCTGTTCCAGTACAATGAATCTTCCGATGCCTGTAGCAAACTTCCCACCAATCGGAATATCTTTCAGCATCACTTTGTTTTTCTGGTCTTCTTTCTCGATAGCTGCTACTAATTTCTTTGCTAATTCCAATACATTACTTTTGCTCATTTTTACTTTCCTCCTGTTTCTTCTGCTTTAAGTATTCAAACGGATCCGCATAATGTGACTTCCGTTTAAAATTCTCAATAGCCTGTTCCTGTCGTGTCACAAAGTCACCTCCGAACATCGTTCTTTTTGCTACGTCTTACTATTCTCCGCTTTTTCTTTGTTTCTCCAGGTAATTCAGCTTTAGCACTCGCCCAACTACAGTCTGCCAAAGGACAGATAAAACAGTTTGGATAAGTGCATCCATCCGGTTTTGCCATATTCTTCCTCCTATGTAATAAGCTTTCTTTCTAAATCATTCATGTCATAGTTCCGTCCATCGAAATTATTGAATCCTTTTTTCTCCTGTCCGCTGTCTTCATATTGTCCCTCAGACACTTTTGTGAAGTTGTTCGGTAACACAAACCAGTCGAATGTTATCTTCCAGTTTTTCACTTTCCCTTGTAAGTACTTGCTTTTCTTCACGTTATCCACAGCTTGCAAGACATTTTCCAAACCGTTGCTTTCTAACCTCGCTTGCAAGTTCTGGTATCTCTTAGAAGTCTTCTCTATCTTCTTTACGGGTTTTATCCCGTAGTTTTCCAAATCGTTCCAGGCTTTTATGACAGCTTCAACAGATCCATTGTCTCTTTCCGGCTTTTCTTCCTGTCTGGTCGGCTTATCTTTTTTTTCATTCTTCTGTTCGGTCTGGTATCTTGCGTAGTTATTCACCGTGTATACGGTATATCGGTTTGTGGTTTTGCATGTAACCTCACCTGTTTTTCTAAGATGTGAAAGTGCTGTCCTTAATTCGCTCTCAGACAGCCCTGTTTCTTTCGAAAGAACGGATATCGAAGAGACAAATGATCCTCTTTTAATCTCTTCTCCTCTGAAGCTTGCATCTTTCCAGTTGGCTTTTAATAACATGTGTAAGAATAACCGACACGTCTTTATATCTGGATACCAGTCCCATTCCAGTATTTTTCTGCTAAGTTTTATGTAATTCTCGCTCACACCTCTTCAATATCCACCTCAATTCTCGGATTTTTCTTATCAACATAGAATTCATCCGTGAATCCCACTATGTTTTTCCATCCATCGTCCTGTAAGACTTTGGTATATACTAATGAATCTTGGATACACTTTCGCCCAAATGCGCTCACATTATCCAAATCACGTCTCTTATCCGGTTCATACCATCGGTAATGCATCCGTACCTTTCTTGTTATTCGCAATCTTCCAAATTGCTCATATATAGCTTGTATGACACGGGATTCATTATCTTTCTTCATATCCGCACCCTTGTACCTGTTAGTATTCAGTGCCCGGATATAATCATTCATGTTGTTCAGTTTCCCTTTTATGATTAGTATGTAATGCATTGTATTCCCCCGCATCTTTCCAACTTTTGAATGTCTGTGACATACATTTTCTTTTTTTAAGTGTCGCCCTCGCCCTTGATAAATCTTTATTGACATATTCGTGATACATACTTGTGTCTATTGGGTCACTCGGTATTGGTCTGAATATCCCCTTTCCTGTATTTACGATGCAATCGCCATCACAGTTTGCTTTTTCTATCATTCTCCGTAAAATTCTATCCACATTTGGGTCTGCTGGTCTTTGTATTGCATTCCTATGCCCATCTGATATTCGGATAAAATAGCTTTCTGCCGTCTCTCTATTCTTTCCCACCGCTTTTCTCCTTTCTGCCGGAGTGTGGCTTCTCCGGCCGTGATACAATATCTTGTGCTGTGCATATCGAATGGATGAGATGATATGCGTTAGAACCTGTTAATAGTTCCTTTTGCCACATGAATCTATATTTATTTAGTTACAACCTGTTCTTTCCGAACACCTGTATGAACTCTTCTCTTGTTCCGTAGTGTTCTTCAAAATATCTCTGTGCCATCTGCTTAAGTTCTAAGTCCAATCCCTTGTTTGGGTTCCCGTGTACGCTTTCTGGTGTAAATTCATGTAAATGTGGTGCTAACGGAATCACAAATCCGTATTCTTCCGATTTTTTTCTGTACGGACCATAGAAAATGTGGTGTCTGTGACAGTTTGGACTTCCCGTAAAGTAGCAGTGCTCCATATCGTCAGTGAATACACTTTTAAGTCTTTTCGCCAATCTTCACACCCCACCTTTCTTTCATTTCGCTGATTTGGTTCGGTGTCATAGTCTCTATGCCAAGTTCTTTCGCTTCGTACACAGTCCCGTCAATCAGTTTTGCCATTTCATCGGTATCGTAAGTATGCGAACCTCGCATTACCAAGTTTACCCGGAATACTTTTCCTTTCTGATTGGTGGTTGTCCTAGATGTAGGTTGCAGATGAACAAATTTCACATCGTATGCGTCTATATCATCGTCCAATATGAATGGAACTAATGCACCGTTAATGGTTTCGTACTGTCCGTATTCCGCTATTAGCTTATTCTTTATGTACACATTGCTATTCCCGGTCGCATCTGCAATCTTTCCAACCAGTACATGAAAGTAAGAGTTTGCATCGCGACTTCTTTTTTTCTTGTATGCCTTAATCGTTATTGCAATCTGCTTACCTCTAAGGTTCTCAAATGCCTGCCTAGCGTCTTCATTTAGCGTCAGACTGGCTTTTTGCTTATTGGTGGCAAAATCCACCGCTAAGCTATCAAAAGTCCCTGTATAGTCCATTTACAAGCTGAACCCCGCTTTCACTTCTTTCTTGTTGTCAAAAATCCATTTATACTGGATTACGGTCAACTCTTCTATCTTTTTGATTTGATATCCGGCAAGAAGTTTGTTCTCGTCAATTCCTTCTTTTTCGAACATCTTTCTAAGCGAATTGATATGATACTGATTAACAAAAGTATCTTGTGTAGCCTGTTCTTTCTTTCCACCGTTCTTTTGGTCGGCTCCCGTCTGCTTTTTATATTCATCTGTATCCGGGTCCTTCACATCATCCAAGAGGAACAGTGCATTCATAGCGTATTTTCTTGCATAGCTTGATGATGATCCCGTAACCTGTGATTCATCCATCTTCGGCTTGCTCTCTGGCTCTCTCGCATATCCCGTAGTAGATATTTCCTCTCCGTTTTCGCAATCGATGAAAGTTGCTACTGACTTCACGTATACTCTCCCGGCTATTTCTACAACTTCATCTCTCAGTAAAAGTGATGAATTGTATTCTCTGGCGTATTTTTTGAATTCGTTCAGAATACTTTCAGCGCTCCGATAGTCATAGCCACCGTAATTGCTGTGCTTGTCTTTCGGGACATTCATTTTCGTCTGAATCTCAGAAAGTTTTTCCCTTATGCCAAGTTTGCACTTATCCTGTTCTGTCTTCTGCTCTTTCTTTTCTTCTGCCATTACACATCTTTCCTTTCAAAGTAAACGCCTAGAGAAGTTAATGCCATTTCAATCTCTTCCAGTTCTGCATCCGTAGCCTTAACCGTAAATACTACCGTCTTCGAATCTTCCGTGGTGAATTCCGCTGCTTTCACTTCGTCCACCGTCTTAATCTGGTCGATGGCTTTCTGTTCCGCTTCTGCCTTAAGTCTTTCCTCTTCACGGATTCTGGCACGTTCTTCTTCTCTTACACGCTCACGCTCTCTTTCGAGTTCACGATCACGTCTTTCCTGTTCCTCTTTCTCTTTTCTCCGTAAGATTTCCGCTTTTTCCTGTTCGTAGCGGTTAATAATCTGGATAGCAAGAGCAAGGTTGTTGTTCTCCATGTACAGGTTCAACGCCTGTTCCTCTTTTTCAGACTTCATAGCCTTAATGGTTGCAATATCCTGTCTGGTCTGCATAACCTTTAGGTTTATCTCTTCCCGGATAGATTTCATTGTGGTGGATGCATTTGTCCACTTCTCACCGTAGATTTTTTCCAACGGCATGTAATCATGCAGTTCTTCTTCCACCAGTTCGTTGTACAGGTTCTGGATTTCTGCTTTTTTCTCTTCTACACGTTTTGCTTCGAACTCTTTCACCTGTCCGTCAATCAGCGCGATAGGTCTATCAATCACTCCGATCAGCTCTTTCACCTTGCCCTCGAACACTTCATAAGGCTTCATGTACTCTTTCTTCACTTCAACCTTGCGGTCGTTCACTGCCTTTCTCAGCTTTCTAAGGTCTGCCAGATCTCCTTTGGCTTTCTGCTTGTCCTCTTCTGCAAACTGCTTTGTCTCATACACTGCCATCTCTGTTTCAAGAGATTTCTTAATGTCCTCAAAGTTTCCGGTGATAACCCCCATCGTCTGATTTATGGTCAATTCCAATTTTTGCATTTCGTTTACCTCCTAAAGTTCTTTCACGATTGTTTTACACTTGTTTTTTTCTGCTACCTTGTCGGCAAGCTTATGCACATAAGCCTTGTCCATATCTGTTTCATAGGCATATGCCCCGATACGGTATTCTAAGTCCGGTTTGCAGATCATCCATATCTCTGCCATCTTCTTTCCCTCCTGTGATCTCTTTCACGCATTCTTCACATAGTGTCTGTCCGTCAAATGTGTATAAGCTGTCACCACTGTATACAGGTCTTCCACAGCATGTGCAGTATTCCTGTTTTTCTTCTTCCGGCTCCGGCGGTATGGTCTTCCAATGGTCATAGCCTTTAATGCTTTCCATCTTCATCCCACCCCATCAGTTTTAAAATCATGTCTCGCTCAATATAGATGTTTTTGCAGACATATCTCTAATTTTTCCTTTGTAAAATTCTACATCACTTGTGAGATGCTTAACTTTATCTCGCAGTTGAAGCACTTCCTCTTTTAATCTAACGCATTGGATTGTCAAGCTTTTTGCCAGTTCCTTCAATTTGTTCACAAGAGGCAAAGCTACTTTATCCCGAAATGACTTTGCACTTGCAAATGCTCCCGGCTCTGGAAGTTGCCATTCAGGTTTTTCATCATATTTTCGAACATCACGTTGCAACAACTTTTCTGATTGCACCATCTTATCAATGCTGCTTCTCAATTTCTCCTGCTGTATTTCAAGCTGAGCATTATCTTTCTGTAGCTTATCCTGCATTTGTTTTAATGCCTGATTATCCGATTGTAACGAAGTTTGCTTCTGCTCCAGCTTTTCATTATCCTCATGCAATTTATTCTGTTCTTGTTCCAATCGTTGGTTCTC